AAATTTTCATAGGTTAAGGTTAGCTCTAAATTAGTATTGTGTGTTTCTTGTACACTAACTTTATCGTTTGAGCTAATACTTAGTTCGCTAATACCTAGTTCGCTAATAGCTAAATCTAAATCTAAATCATTGTCACAAACCACGCTATCTAGCACTAAAGGTTTCTTATTTTTCTTAGTATTGTTAAATAAATTGGCTATTTTTTCATTATCATCAAAAATGAATAAACAATTTTTGTGCTTATGAAAATAGTCTGACTCATCTAAATATTCTAAATCTTCTGTAACATTATATCTAAATTTGTTTTTTATTCCTAAAAAAGCACCATAATAGTCTAAACCATTATAAAAATTATAGTTATTTAATAAACAGCTTGATAAAAATGAAAAAAATCCATCAATATATGCAGAGTTATTTGGGTCTAATATTTTTTTATAAGTAGCACAATATTCAGATTCGGATTCGGAGTTTAAGTCATCTATAAATTTAGGTAATTCTAGTATATTATAGTTATTTTCATACTTTCCTATCATATATTTAACAGGATCAACAAGAGGACTATATTTTACAAATACTTCTTTGTTAAATTTATTATTGCATATATCTGTAATTGTTGCTAAAAATTTATTATAATTTATTTTTTCTAAAATTTGTTCTAATTTATACTTATTATTCAAATTTATAGCATTATAATTAGAGCTATTTAAGCTAAAAAAAGTATTATATAATGGAAAATAATTTTGCGAATTCTCTATATCTAAAAAATCACTATTATTAAAGTTCTCAAAAAGCTGCTTATTGTTATTTTTCCTATAGTTTAATTCCATTTAATAAATAACAAATACTTATTTTTTTAATTTATAACACAAATAAATATATTAAATATAGTTTTAATAGCAAATTATTAAGTTTAAATAGCAAACTATTAAATATAGCTAATAAATATAAAGTTGTTTAGTAATGACATTAGAATTAAAAAAATTTGACATTAAATCTATAAGTTTTAGGCCAGATGAAAATAAAGGACCCGTTATTGTGTTAATAGGACGTCGTGATACCGGTAAAACTTATTTAGTGCGAGATTTGCTATATTATCATCAAGATATTCCAATAGGGACAGTAATCAGCGGAACAGAAGCAGGTAACGGTTTTTATGCTGAGCATGTTCCTAAACTATTTATTCACGATGAATACAATACTGCTATTATTGAAAACATATTGAAAAGACAGAAGACGGTAATGAAGCAGATAAAAAAGGAAGTCGAAGTCTATAAAAAATCGAATATTGACCCACGAGCATTTGTTATATTAGATGATTGCTTATATGATGGAAGCTGGACAAAAGATAAGATGATGCGTCTCCTATTTATGAATGGTCGGCACTGGAAAGTGATGTTGGTCATCACCATGCAATATCCTTTAGGTATTCCTCCAAATTTGCGCACGAATATCGACTACGTTTTTATATTGCGCGAGCCATATATAGCAAATAGGCGGCGTATTTATGAAAACTATGCAGGTATGTTTCCAACCTTTGAGAGTTTTTGTCAGGTTATGGATCAGTGTACAGAAAATTATGAGTGTTTAGTGATCAATAATAATGCCAAATCGAATAAATTACACGACCAAATTTATTGGTATAAGGCAGAACATCATAAAACATTCAAACTCGGCTCAAAAGAATTCTGGGAAATAAGTAAAAATATGGACTCCGATGACGACGAAGAGATGTATGACCCTAATAGTAGAGATAAAAAGAAGGGTCCCAAAATAAATGTGCGCAAAACTAAATGGTAAGGTGTTGCTTCTAGATTTTTGTTTCTAAATTATATAAACAACAACAACGATTTAAAGACTAATTACATTATTATAGTATAAATATGACTTCTCTCGACATTGTTAATTTAATAACAAATAACCCTATTACCAAGCTTAATGCTAACAATAATAATAAATTATTAGAAAAAGTAAAAGCTAACTTTACAGAAATGGAGCAACAATTGTTTATAGCTAGTTTTTATACTTATTTAAATTATGATAAAACAGCAGATTTTATTGTAGATATAGATTATATTTGGAAGTGGTTAGGATTTAATAGAAAATTTAATGCAACTAGCTGTTTAAAAAATAATTTTATAATTAACAAAGATTATAAATATAGTGATGTTAATGATAGTTTTGCTACCGCACGTACGGGAGCAAAAAACACAGGCAGTGGTGGTCACAATATTCAAAAATTTTTTTTAAATATTAAGACCTTTAAATCATTATGTTTAAAGGCACAAACAAAAAAAGCAGATGAAATACACGAATACTATATTAAGTTAGAAGAATTAATCAATGAAGTATTAGAAGAAGAAGCATTAGAAATGAAAAATAAATTACTAATAAAAGATAATGAGCTTATTACAAAAGAAAAGCTTATTACAAATGCTATTCAAGATAAATTAAAAGCAATTGAAAAAACAATTGTTTCACAATTTCCTGTAAATTGTGAATGTATTTATTTTGGAACTATTGATAATTCAAACGCTGAAGGAGAGAAATTAATAAAATTTGGACAAAGCAATAATCTCTCTGTGCGATTACAAGACCATCATAAAACTTATGATAATTTTATTCTTCGTGATGCTTTTAAAGTTCATAATAGGCAAGAAATTGAGAATGCTATTAAAACAAGCTCTAAAATTAGAAAACATTTACGAACTATTGAAGTAGATGGAAAAAATAAAAACGAAATATTAGCATATGATGAAACTAACTTTACAATTCCTTGTCTCTCGAGATATATTAAAAATATTATTTCTGAAAAATCATATAGTATTGAAAAATTTAATATTTTAGTAGAAGAAAATCAAAAATATAAAGCAACGTTAGAGCAATTAAGTGATGAAAATGAAAAATTGAAGGTCCTTAATAATGAATATATAGAAAAAAATGAAAAATTAGAGCAACTTCTTGCATCTATTACAAATAATTATGAAAATGTTAATGAAACCAGCAATATAAATAACGATGAAATAGTTAATATAAATAATGATGAAACTAATATAATAAGTGTTGAACTTAAAAATAAGTTTGATAAATTTATTGATGAGTGTTGTTTTCTTCATAAAGATGTAGATGTAGCTTCAACAACAATTGTAGGACAATTTCGTATTTATAATAGAGAGAAACCCACAAAACTCGTATTTAGCATGTTTAATACATATATGAGAACACGATTTTTAGCATGTCGAATTAGTGGTCAAAATAAGAATCAAGTTGTTCATGGATTTAAAGGAATAAAGCTAAAAGACATTGTATATAAAAAAAGCAGTACTTCAAATGAAGTAGAAAATTTTATTTTTGAAAGTTGCATTTTCTCTCCCGAAGGTCGTGCTTCAACTAATAAAATTGTAGAAGAATTCATAAATTATAAAAAGAATAATAGTTTATTAATCAATAATAATGAGGACAAAGATGTTAAAAATTATTTAAAAAATTGTCAATATATTCTCGGTGGGCCGATCCGCCTACATAATATAAATGCAACATTTGAGGGTTATTACGGTATTAGTTTAAAAAATGACTATTATCAGGAAGCTAGAGATGACCAAATTGCAAGTAGTGGTAAAAAAGTTCAAAAAATAGACGCTAGCACCAAAAATATATTAAATAATTGGACCACAATAGCAAAAGCAGCAATTCATGAAGACTTCTCTCCGGCTAAAATGAGCAGAGCAATAAAAAATAATACTTTAATTAATAATGCTTATTATGTTTTAGTAAATTAATTACTAGTTGTATTCTAATATATTTTTGCGACTGTTCTAACGGTTGCAAAAATATATACACTTTGCTCATACTTAATTGTATTTTTTGGTCCTGAACGTTCAGGAGCAAAAAACATATAATAAAAACAATATAAAGAAAAAACAAAAAATTAAAAGTCATCACCAAATTCGAAAGTGTTTAGTTTAGAGTTTTTTGTTGTAAGCGAATACTCACTTACGCGGTCTTCGAAAAAGTTGGTTTTTGTTTCAATGCTAATGTTTTCCATCCAATCAAACGGATTTTTGCTTTCATAAATTTTGTCACCTCCTAATTGAACACTTAACCGGTCAGCAACAAATTCAATATATTGTTTCATTAATACTTGGTTCATACCAATTAATCTGCATGGAAGCGAATCGTTAATGAATTCGAGCTCAATAGCTACAGCCTCGCTAATTATTTCGTGAATTTTTTGCTTTTTAAGTGGCTTTTCTAATTTGCTATGTAATAATACAGCAAATTCGGTATGTAATGCTTCATCACGCGAAATTAGCTCATTTGAAAAGGTTAATCCAGGCATTAGACCGCGCTTTTTCAACCAATAAATAGCGCAAAATGCACCAGAAAAGAAAATACCTTCAATGCAAGCAAACGCAACAAGGCGAGTAGCAAAATTGGACTTCTTATCATTAATCCACTTTATAGCCCATTGACCCTTCTTCTTAATGCATTCATATTCATTTAGTGCATTAAATAATTTGTGCTTTTGCTCTTTATCTTTAATGTATGTATCAATTAAAGTAGAATATGTAATAGAATGAATATTTTCCATAGCAATTTGCAGGCCGTAAAATGCTCGCGCCTCACTTAACTGAACTTCGCCCATAAAACGCACGCCTAAATTTTCTAAGACAATTCCGTCACTGGCAGCAAAAAATGCTAAAATCATAGATACAAAATGTTTTTCATCATCATTTAACGTGTCCCAATCTTTATTGTCTTTTGAAAGGTCAATTTCTTCTGCTCTCCAAAACAAATCTTCTTGTTTTTTATACATTTTCCAGATGTCTTGATCCTTAATAGGAAACATAACATAACGATTAACGTCTTCTTGTAATAGAGGCTCTACGCAATTCTTATTCATTCTAAATAATATATGTCTATATTTTTATATAATTTTAATAAATGTTATTTTAATTTTTATTTAATTTTTTATTTAATTTTTTATTTAATTTTTATTTTTTTAGTAATTTTTATTTTTTTAGTAATTTTTATTTTTTAGTAATTTTTATTTTTTTAGTAATTTTTATTTTTTTAGTAATTTATATTTTAGCTATATTTTTGTAATAAAAAATCATCTATATATAATTTATATGGCTCTTAGTTTTGGAAGTTCTATTGCTAAGTATGATAAAGAAATAGCCTCACTATTAGCAGAGTCTGATGATTATGAAAAAAGTGCTATTGACCAATATAAAAAATTAAAGCAATTTATACCGCAAAAAGATACAAGTTATAAAAAAAACCTTTTAAAAATTGTAGAACAACGTAATTTAGACTTAAAAAATAAATTACAAATAAAGGAACGCCAAAATGAAGCATTGTTAAGAGTTCTCGAATATTTAAGTACTTTAGAAAAAAAACAATGTAAAATAAATATTAAAGAGCTAATTGATAAAATTACAGATTTAGAAGGTAAAATCGAAGAGTTGCGGAATACTATTTAGAGAAAACATATAAAAACATAATTATATATATATAGCGAATATAATTATATAAATAGAAATAATAATTATATAATTATATTCTTATATAATTATATATAAACATGAAGAATAGAAATTCAAATAGTAAGATGAGAAAAAATAATAGAAAATTATTTAGCAATAATAAGTTGCTCAATAATAAAATAATACTATTTATTGTATCGGCATTAGCGTTATTTTCGCTATATATGCATATAACTAAATCGAATTTTAGCGCAGTATTGTTGTTTTTCTTAACTGCTGCTCTTGTATATAGCTTTACAAAAAATATGATATTGGTTTTAGGTGCTTCTTTTATAGTAACAACAATTGCTTCTATGTCCAAAAATTTATTTGGCTTAAAAGAAGGTTTCAAAGAAGGCAACGGCGATGGAGAAGGAGAAGGCACAGCAAAAGAAGCTGCTATAGTTAAAAAAATGAAGAAGACAGAAACAGATGCAACTACAGATGCAGACGCAGATACAGACGCAGATACAGAACAAACCACAAATAAACCTAATAATAAGAAACATGAGAAACTTGAGAAACAATCAAACTTTGATAATCAAAGATTAGCACCTGCCTTATTTAATACACCAAGCAAAAAGAGTGTTGAGCAACAATTAGGAAAAGCAACAGAAGTCGAACAAGCTTATGATAATTTAGAAAAGATTATGGGAACAGAAAAAATCAACTCGATTTCAACAGATACCAAAGATCTTATTAAACAGCAAAATGAATTAATTAAACAATTAAAAACTATGACACCTGCTTTAAATAGTGCAATGAGTTCTTTAGGTAACTTAGATTTAAATAAATTAACAGGAATGTTTAATAGCGCCACAAAAAATTTGTCAGAAATTAAAGAATAATCAATAGAATAACAATAGAATAATCAATAAAATAATAAATATTTATTATAAATATTTATTATTTATATAAATAATAATGCAACATAATATTATATATATTATTAATAATAAGTTACATAATAAAAAATATAAGCTATATACGTTCATATTTTATGCGCTAATAATGCATACGTATTATATTTTATATATTAATCTACGTGCTAATAATTATATATCAATTTTCATATATTTTGTATTGCTCTTATTATTTTATATTAAGTTTAAGAAGTTTAGTTATATAATAAGTTATATATATTTGTTACTTACATTTTTCTTTAATAAATTAAACGTCAAAGAAAACCTCGATTTAAGACAACATGTTCAATCTACAAGGTCTACTACTCAATCAAATTTACAAGCTAATATGCCAGAACCAGACAATAATATGTCACCCTGTGAAAAGTATATAATAGATAGAGTGGTTGAACTAGGATTCACAGTTGAACAACCAGCAAATACTCCACAGCCAGGTTCAATAAGCACCGCATTAAATCTTACGACACAACCTCCATCAATAAGTACACAATTAGTTGATTGAGCAATCTTTATATAGATTATTTATATACTATTAACTAATATAATATTATAATATATATTTATAATATAGTATATATATGCCTAAAAAGTGTGCTCCTGGAATGTTGTGTATAGAAAATTATACTTTATTATTTTTCACTTTTTTAATTTTAGTAATTTTGTATTTTATGTATATTAAATATTCAAAAAATTTGAATTTAAATTCGAATTTGCATTCTAATAGTTATGGCGCTAATAGCGCTAATAAAAATTATAATTCTTATATAACACCTTTCTTAGGTAATGGCTATAGTAATAAAGAAAACGATGTATTATTAAACCCTTATAGTGCTCCGTTGCGCGATGATAGAATTTATAATAATTCAAGCTTTAATGGACCCAGACTAGCTATTAATGTGCCTACTCAGTCAGTAAATACAAACTATAGACAAATAGGAATATTAACTCGCGTAAATGGACCAGAAACGATTTTGCCGTTGTTAGGTAGACCATTATTTACAAATAAAGATAAATGGAACTTCTATACAATGAATGATAAAAATGGTATGATAAAATTACCGGTTCGCTTTAAAAATAAAAGTTGCACTTCTAGCCAAGGTTGCGATAACGTGTATAGCGGAGACACAGTATATGTTGAAGGATATTCTGATACATTTAGAGTTACGGTTTACGACAATAACACATTAGAATATATTCCGAGTTTATAATTTATAAACTATATAAATTTATAAATTTATAAATTTATAAATATATAAATAGTATTTAAAAAATAAAAACTAATTATATATTTATGGCTTTTACTAGATTTTTTGACGATCCATGTAGAATTCAAAAGTATTTAGAAGAGTCTACGACTATTGGCAATTATAATATGAATGTTCCAGGAAATGGAACAAGCCCCACTTTTTTCAATGACCCATATGTAAAAATACAAAAATGGGGAGGAAATTTGTCCTCAAACAAAACAGATTTAGAGAGTGAATTGTTTAAATTACATAGAAAACTAAATCGAGATAGCATAAAAGAAAATAACTATGTAGATTATTTAAATAATAATCCTATTTATAGTCAAAATAATAGTAACAACAATAATAGTGAAATAACAGGACAATCACGTGTATCGCACCCTGCATGGGTATATAGAGAGATTAATAATTTTAATCAAAAAAATGATGAATATTATGTTCCAAATAATTTTAAATATTTACATTTAAATCCGCAAGAAAATATATGTATTCCTTTTCATAATAATATAAG